TACCCGGCGCCCGCCTTGTCACTCAGGCGCCGCGCCTCGTCGATCTTCTTCTGGGTCGTCCCGTCGGGCTGCATGCCCTCCTTGCGGGCCCGGTGGTACGACTCCAGTTCCCGGTCCCACTTCTTCTGCGCCGTGCCGTCCTCGCCCTTTGAGGCGCGGACGAGGTATGTACCGATACCCGCGTCCTGAAGGCAGTCGGCGTACGTCTCGTGGTCCTGGGTCTTGCACCCCGTCCGGCATGTCATCAGGACCCCGCGAAATCGCCGTCGCTGTACGCAGCGGTGACGTGGGAATCGTCCTCGTCGGACAGGTCCCCCTTGCGGAATCCCGTGGACTCCCACGTGCGGTCGAGGGTGTCGTCCTCGTCGCCGTTGACGATGCAGTTGTTGCCGCCCACCGTGGTGGCGGGTGGTGCTGCCATCACCGGCTCGTCGCGAGTCGGCTGCATGCCTCCGTTGGCGCTCACTTGCCCTTCACCTTCTTCAGGTTGGGATTGGCCTTCTTCGCCGCAGGCGACGCCTTGCGGGTGGCCGACGCGAGGATCGCACCAGCGCGATCCTTCGAGACGCCCTCCTTCTTGGCGATGTTCGCCTGCGCGGCCTTGAAGCCCATGCCCTTCTTCGCGGCAGTCTTCTTGGCTGCCGCCTTCTTAGCTGCCACGGGAGCTTTCTCCTTACCTGCCGAGACGAGGGCGTTCGCCTCGTCTGCGAGCTTGGCCATCTCGGGGTCGCCCTGGTCTGCGCGGGCGTTGAACATGCGTCGCTGCTTTGCCGTGTACGGCATCACGACACCTCCGTCAGGGGGGCTTCGCCCCAGGAGGGGCAGATGTTCCAGAACTGAGCAGTGCTACCGGACGCTGTGCGCCATATGACGCCCTCTCCGGGGCGCAGGTAGAGGAGCCCGCCCACGGGGGTGCGCAGCACGCTGTAGGCCCCCGCGCCGCTGACGTTGTTGATGGCGTTGGGGGCCGTCGTGAAGGCATTCGCACCGAGCGTTGCCGTCGGGTTGTTGATGCGCAGCTCCGCTACGGAGACAGCGTCCGTCAGGGAGCCCTTGCAGACACTGGTCGTGTTCGTGACCGTTGCGCCTCCGCTGACAGCGGAGCACCGGGACATCACCATGGGCACCGTCACCGACTGCGCGACGGAGGCGACGTTCTCGACGAGGACCGAGATCAGGCGGATGACCCGGCCGCTTCCGGCCGGATTCAGCAGTGTCAGGAAGTTGTTGGCTGCCGCCACGCCGGGCGCGTTGATGAGCGCGTAGTAGTAAAGGCGCTCGTCCGGATCGAGCTGGGGGATTGTCCGGGTCAGGCCAGGCATGGTCATCCCCTTACGAGATCAGCGTGAAGTTGGCGGTACTCACACCAACACCCCCGGCAATGAGGGCAGTTCGAGTGGCGTCGTCCACGACGTACTCGTGCCCGCCCATGTACATGCCGGGGGCTGATGCTGCGATCTCGTCCTGCGTAGGGAAGCGGACCGCACGGTAGGTGCCCGGCGGCCCTTCGAGGATGGTGATGCCTCGCGGGAGCTTCAGCCGGTGGAAAAGCGGATCGAGACCGGCCGGTCCCTCATCAACCGTTGGCGTCCTGAACAGCCAGGTAGCCACTACGCACCCCAGGGAGAGAGATGCGAATCAAGAGCAAAACGTGCAGCAAGTGCCAAGTGACGCAGCCTATTGACGCCTTCACCAAAGACGGAAACCAATCCGACGGCCTGCGTGTGTGGTGCCGCGTGTGCGCAAGGACCAGTTACCGCGCCCGCAGAGGGAATCCCGACACTCCGCGCCGAGGAGAGAGGGGCATACCTCTCCGTGCGCGGGAGCTGCGGCGGAAATACGACATGACCCTTGAGGAATACGAGGCACTTCTCCACGCCCAGAAGAAGGCGTGTGCAATTTGCGGCAGTGTCGACCCGCGCCATGGGCGAGGTCCGACCGGGGCAAGTCCCTACCTCGCCGTTGATCATGACCACACCTCCGGCCTGGTTCGTGGGCTGCTTTGTCATCCCTGCAATCGAGGCCTAGGCCAACTCCAGGACTCCGAAGAGATCCTGGAGAAGGCCATCGCCTATCTCAGACGTACTACGCCACGTACTCCGCAATCGTGACTACGTAGCGCTTGTCGAAGTCCGTGGGCGCCTCGGTGGTGAGGGCGAAGGGCTGCGGCGGGTATTCCACGAGGGCCTTGCCCCCGTTCTCGGCGACTCCGTCGGGAGAGTTGAGATCGAGACCGATCTTCACCCATCCCGGCTTGGTCTTCCCGCTCTCGCGGGTGAGAGTCACATTGTCGAACTGAAGAATCGTCTGGCCGGTAGCCATGAGACTGCCTCCTGTGGATCATGGGACGGGGGCTGCCTGCTGTCCCAGGCGGCCCCCACCCTAGCCAGAATCAGGAGGAGTCGATGGTCGACGTCGACTCGGCGCGAACGAGCGCCTCCTCGCGGTACCGGGCCCAGCCCGCAACGCCGTACCACCCGAGCGGGCGGAAGCGCATGAGCTTGTCGGTGATGGGGCCAGCCACCGTGTGGAACTCATCCGCCACAGCCTCTGCGAGGGCCTGCTGGCCCGCGTAGTAGGTGCGGAAACGGCGCACGGTGTTGTCGCCGGTACCGGCATCGACCGCGTTGAAGCAACGCGGGGACTCGATGTAGAAAGCGCCCTCGTAGGCGCCGATCTCACCGGCCCAAATGTTGCCCGCAGCCGAGTAGTTGTGCGGGTCACGCCAGGCAGCCGCACCGGTCTCCGACCGGAGGTCATAGGAGACCTCGGGGTGGATGGCACACCAGTAGAGCGAGCCCTTGCGAGGGACCGCCTTGTTGGTGCGGAGCTTCACCACGGCGAGACGGGCCATGGTCGACGTGTAACCGTCGGTGGCCGCCATCGTGGTGCCGACCGGAGTGGTCAGCGTGCCGTTGGTGACGTAGGTGACCGTGCCAGCCTTGCGCTGGATGACGTTCGATCCCGCACGGAGCACGGTCTGAACGACCGAGTCGATGGAGTCGGCCGCGTTGAACGCCACGATGTTGGCGATCGCCGGGTCGACGTCGGTGAGGGAGAACAGGTACAGCTTGCGGGTGCGGAGCACCGGGTTGCCGTATTCATTCAGCGTGATCGTGGTCGTGGTGGGGTTACCCATCGCGACCGAGTCGGGGTCCACCGCTTCAGTGAGCGGGGTAACTGCCGTCGCGAGATCCTGGTATCGCTCCAGGACCACGGAACCGCCGGGGGCGGTCTGCTGCGCCGGACGCTTGTCCGCCACCTGGCGGAACAGCGGCTGAGCACGCAGGGCGAACTCGAAGAACTTGTCATACGCGGTCTGCACCGCGTTGGACATTGCAGTCGTATCCGTAAAGGCGTTAGCCATGGCCTCTCACCCCCTTCAGGGTGCCGTAGTCGGTGAGGCCAGGCGGTATCAGCCGTTCCAGAAGTGCTGGTTTCCCTGCGACTGGAGGTACTGCATCAGAGCCATCGGGTCCTGAGCATTGCGCATCTGCGCAATCTGCTCCGCCTCGCTCCCTGCGGGAGCCGCTGCGTTGTTCCCGGCCTGCTGCATCTGCTGAAGCGCTGCCTGGCCTTCAGCCGGAACGGTCGAGGCTGGTGCGCCGCCCTGCTGCTGCGCCTGACCCTGTGCCGACGTATCGGTGGATGCCTTGGCGAGCAGTGGTCCAACGTTCGTCAGCCACTCGTCCAGCTTGTCGGGCTCCCCTCCGTACAGCCCTGCGACTGCCGGGTCGTAGCCCTTGGCCTGGAGTGCAGTGACGATCTTTGCCTGACGGTTTTCCGTCAGAAGCTGAGCGAGCTGCTTTTGCAGCTCGGAGTTCTGGTCTTCCACCTTCTTCAGGTGGTCGCGGAGCGGGTTGCCCTTGCCCTGTTGCTGCTGGGCCGCCTGCTGCGCAGCTAGACCATTCTCGTCCTCGTCGTACAGATCGCCTGCGTAATACCCCATGCCACCGCTCATTTCGAGCTTCTCCCTCTCGGCCAAGTCCACCCCGGGGAGGGTGGCTGCTCCGTGCTCCTGGGCTTCTACGGCAAGGGGCCAGGAAATCCTTACCGAACATCGTTATGGAATGTACCCCACCTCAAACCAAAGGGACCCATGTCCCCCGACATGGGTCCCAATGCTGATCGTCAGAGATCAAGAGCGGCTGCCCGGTGTTTTCACCAAAAGAAGTAACCGGTGTGCCTTCGCACCTGACGACGTGGTTGCGCGAGCGGGATTTGAACCCGCGACCTCTGGGTTATGAGCCCAACGAGCTACCGAGCTGCTCCACCGCGCTACGCCTGGGTGGAGGGGGCCCCAAGGAGCCACTTAGATATCCCCCCGAAGGGGGCCTCCGCCTTCAAGCTAGACCATCAGGCCTTGCCGTAGCCAGTCGATAGGCCACCCGAGGTGGCACCGCCGAAGCCGGAGAACAGGCTCCGCTCCTGGCTGGCCAGGCGCTTGCGCTTGTTGGGCGGCGCCTCGGTGAGGAAGCGAGCGTCCTGCACGTTGCCGGTCACATCGCCTTCGATCAGATCCTTCTCCAGCTCACGCTGAGAGAAGTCCTCGCCGTAGCGGGCGGCGATGGCCTGGATATTGGGGAGCGCCTCCGCGACCCCCTGGAAGCCCTGGGAGACCTGGCTCAGGCTGAGCCCGGCCGTCACGTAGTCCTCCAGATCCTGCTTGTCCAGGGACAGGTTCCGCTTCAGCGCCTCAGCGCCGAACTGCGCCGCCTGCGACTGCTTCTGGAGCAGCGGGAGCGCCTTCTTCTGGTCCAGGAAATACGCCGTCACGTAGGCGTCATCGACGCCGTAGAGCTGCTGGAGAGCACGCTTCGTGCTGTTGTTGGCCTGCATGGTGTTGGACACCGCCAGGTCCACACGGCCCTTGATCTCGGTCGGGGAGGTGTCCCCTGCAATCCAGTTCCGGAAATCGGTGGGCGAGTCGTAAAAGCCCTTGGGCAGGCCGGAGTCCTGAAGGATCTGCCGGTACGCCTGCTCCGTGGAGAGGTACTCCGCGGGGCTCAGGACGGGCAGACCCGCCTTCGTGCGGTCCGTGTTGGCCGCGAAGCGCTCCTTGTACTCCTTGGTGTCCTGGAGCAGGAGCGAGATCACGTCGGCGCCATAGCCCTGCTTGGCGAAGTTGTAGATCTGTCCCGCCAGGGAGCCTAGTCCGTACCCGTTGAACAGGGACTTCAGCGCCGCGTAGGCGTCGCGCTGGTCGCCTGAGAGCAGCTTCTCGTACTGGCCCGAGAGCTCGTAGACCTTGTTCTGCGCTGTGTTCTGCGCCTTGAGGGCCGCGGTGCGGTTGACCGTCTGGCGCTTCATCTGCGCCAGAGCGGCATTGCGCGTCTTGGTCGCCGCCGCGCGCTGGAGCTTGGTGGCGCCCTTCCGCTGGTACGCCTTCATCGCCGACGCGGCGATGTTCTTGTTCTTGGTGTACGTGCTCATCGCCTTGGCGGCGATGATCTTCTGGCTGGCGGCCCCGTACTTGGCCTTGCTCAGGGCTGCCTGGTCAACACCACCGCCGGGGCCCGGCAGGTCGAGCTGGTCTGCGAACGAGCCGGGGATGAAATTGCCCTGCTCGTCGTAATAGCCATCGGCTGGGGTGCCCATCTAGCTCACCTCCTTCATAGTCAGACTGACCATAGTCAGAAGGCCATTCCAAAATCCTTGGCCACCTGGTGAGCCACGGAGAACATGGACTCGCGGGCGTTGTTGGTCTTCTTCCAGAGCGGGTCTGCCCGCAGATCATTCTCGAACTTCCACAGCGGGTACTGCGTGCCCGGCTGCTGGCCAGCGCCCACCTTGGACGTCATCGCCTTGGCCACGTACTTGTTGTGCAGGTCGACGTCCGTCTGAGGCAGTTCGAGGATCTGCGCCACGGCCGAGATGTACGGCTGTGCCAGGTCCATGACGTTCTGACCTGCACGGATCTGGTTCGCGAAGGCGTAGTACTTGCTCGCTGCGGTGTTCCTGATCTGCGCCTGGAGTGCCTCCAGGGTGGTCTTGCCGGACACCACGTCGCGGATGTTCTTCTGGTACCAACCGCGGGAGAACGTCTGCCCGTTCTGGTAGGCGAGCTGAAAGATCTGGTCGTGAGCCTCACCGGCCTCGCCGTACATCCCCCCGGCGCCCCCGCCGTGGAGCGTGACCATGGATCCGAAGTAGGCCTTGATGCGCGCGTCGGTCCAGCCGTCGCGCATCTTGTAGGCGATGGCCTTGTTCAGGATCGAGTTGGGCTTGTTGCCCTTGCCGAGGAGGTTGCCGAGCCCCACGGCTACGGCCATCTGGTTCAGCGTGAAAGCGGTCGACTGGAACTTCGCCTTGTACGTGGCGGGGTCGCCCGTGCGCAGCATGAAGTACTTGCGGGCGGAATCGGAAGTCGTCTTCCACCACTTGGTGTTCTTGAGCTTCGCCGTGAAGAGCGTGGAGTCCCAGTTCTGGGACACCGCCTTGCCGAAGAGGCCCTTCAGTTCCTTGTTGGCGTTGATCGTGGCGTAGGTGAGCCCGTACTGGGCTGCCAGCTCGTACTTGTCCAACTTCGGAGTCACCGTCCCCACGGAATAGGTCGACCCGGTACCGCCTCCGCCGATGGACCCTTGCCCAGACGCGGCCATGACCTTGTTCACGTACTGGCGCACGGTGTTGTAGCCGTCGGAGCTGCGGCTGTTCGGGTTGGGCTGTCCGCTGAACCACATGGACGCGGCGCCTTCGGCACCGTACTTCGCCATGTACTTGCCGAGCTTGTAGCGGGCCACCGCATCCTGCGCGCTTTTGGAGGCGCGGAACTGCTGCCAGGTCATCGAGTGACCCAGGGCCTCCCTGGTCCAGCTCGGGATGTTGGCCTTCATCACCTGGTAGGCGCCCACGGCGCCGATGGAGTTGACGATGCCGTAGCGACCGCCCTCGATCTGGCGGATGCCATAAAGGAGCTGGTTCAGGGAGATGGCCATTACTTCACCAGCCCCATG